CTGTACAACAGGAGGGCGAGGTCGATATCACCTTCTTCATTAAGCGTCAGATCCTCGACATTCTCAACTATGAGGTGTGCGACATCTTCGCCGCTCTCGGTATCAACACCAAGGGCGGTAAGTTCGCCTTTGTGCCGCCAAAGAAGAAGGACCCCAAACAACAGGTTGACATCGTTTGCAAACTAATAAATGAGGCAGGGTTACCAATATCTGATGACTACCTATATGAGGAGTTCGGTATTCCAAAGCCTGATGACTACGACCAAATCAAGGAGCAAGCACAGGCAACAGCAGCAGCTATCAGAGAGGGCAAAAAAGAGGATAAAACCGAGGACCCTGACGCTGATGGGGACGAGAGTACCGAGCCCAAAGGCAAAAAATCAACCTCTAAGAAAAACGAAGACCGCAAATTCATAGACCGTCTTCGCAGTTTTTTTGGGGAAGCCCCCGACAGCGTGGGGGCGGATTTAGATTGGTAGTTGATGAGTTGTACCGAGATGCTGTCGATAGGGAGGTAAGTAGTGGATTCTCTTTTAACGCCGATGTGTTGCAGCGGGCTTTAAGAAATATCTATTATCGTAAATATGATGTTTCCAAGGACCTCGATGGACATCTACTCGAAGAGGTAAATCGCATTATCAACAGTGCGACAGATATCGGTTTTTCCGGAAGCGAAGCCGATGGAGAGTTTATGCGTCAACTGCGTAGCAATAATGAGGTATTCGCTGCCTTCAAGACTCATCGTATGGGGCGTGATATCGCTTCACGCCTCATCGGTGAAGATGGCGAAACAAAGTCGTTCCAGCAATTCAAGGAAGATGTGCAGTCAATAACATCACACCATGTGGAGCATTGGCTACGAACAGAGTATGATACTGCTATCAAGAGAGCTCAACAAGCAGCCGATATGATGCAGTACCGAGCAGAAGCAGATGTGTTGCCAAACCTTGAATGGATGCCATCTACGGCTATGAAACCACGAGAGGAGCACATGCTGTTCTATCATCATATATGGGCTATTGACGATCCTTTTTGGCAGCAACACAAACCGGGCGACCAATGGGGCTGTCAGTGCGACTTGGCTCCAACAGACAAGCCCGTTACTGATAACAGCGGACTTGGAGGGGGGCCCCTTGCCAAACCGTCAGCTGGATTAGGTGGGGACCCTTCAAGAACAGGCATCATATTCTCGGACAACCACCCATACTTCCCTAATAGTTGTGGCAACTGTGTCTTCAATAAAGGCCAGCTATCTCTGTTTACAAACAAGGATAAAGATTGCTACCAATGCACAAAAGCGAAGAAGGCAATAGATAGGGCTCGCAGAATAGCCCACAAGGAAACGAAAGATGAACTCAAAGCTGCATTTATCGAAGTGCGAGAGCAAATCAAAAGGGAGTTTGGATATGATGCTATTATTCCATTACCTGTTGGGGCAAAACACGGTACAGGAAAGATGCAATTAAATGCAGACGCTGTCAAAATGTGTCTCAAATCATATAAGCATACGGGTAGTATCCGAAGTAAGCGTTGTCTTCTCGAAGCATCTCGACACCCTGAACGATTGCGATACCTACGATGGGCAGAACTTGGCGAAGGTAAAGACCTGACCAACCCTGATGATGTAAGGAATATCGAAAGAAAAAGGGAACGAGGGGTTATTGGATATAATAGATACGAATTCGAATTTGACGGGGATACTTGGATATTGGGTTTGGAAGAGGTCAAAGATGGCTACGAACAGCCATATTTTATTGCACTGAAATAAAAAAGCTCTCGTGGAATTACGGGTTGCACATACCCCACCACGAGAGTTTTTCTCAACGCTATTACCAGCGCTTCGAGTGCAAATATAGCACAAAACATTCCAAAATACAAAACTTTGGAAAGAATAATTTTATAACCGCCGTTTGAGCGATGTTTGAACGGCATTTGAACGACAGCCAAATGGACATCAAAGAACTCGAAAAGCAACTTCAAGCGAAGCAACAGCAAGTGGAGCGTTTAATGCGTAGGGAAATGCCTGTTGCTGCAGGTAACATAGCCATAAGGCACTACAAAGAAAACTTCCGCAGAAGTGGGTTTGTCAATGGGGGGCTTCAACCTTGGTCCATTACCAAACGCCAGCAGTCAGGTGGTAAGTCGGCGATGAGCAACAAAGGACCGCTTCTGCAAAGTGGGCGACTAATGCGAGGTGTGCGAAATTCTGTATCTGATTATCGTGTCAAGATTCTTAATGATGTACCCTATGCTGCTACCCACAATTGGGGTGGAACAGTGCAGCCAAGAGTAACGCCCAAAATGAGGGGCTACGCTTGGTTTATGTATTACAAGCTAACAGGACGCCCACCATCGGCAAAAGGAGTCGCCAAATCGTCTAAAAAGGGGCATAAAATCAAAGAGACGGCAGAAGCAAAGATATGGAAAAGCCTCGCACTGACTAAAAAGAGGAATCTGCGTATCCATATCCCGCAGCGCCAATTCATTGGGCAGAGCCGAGAACTTGACACAGCTCTACAAGCAGAATTAGAAAAGAGACTTGAAGCAATACTTAAATAACACGAACTATGGAAAGTATAACATTAGCTCTTATGGAGCGCATCAAAGAGAAAATGCCACAGCTCCGATATATCGATGAGGACTATGGGCAATTAGATTTTAGGGACGACCAATATCCGGTAATAGCTCCTGCGGTTTTGATAAACATCGATGAGACCGATTGGACTACTGAATCAGCGGCTCGCCCAACAATACAATCAGGTTCCACGCAGGTAACATTGAAGTTAGTGTTGGAGTGTTACGATGATACCCATATTGACTCAACAACTGAACACAAGATTGAGGAGAGGGCTGAACAGGCGAGACAGTTGTTCCGAGCGGTTCAAGGGTTCAAGCTCAATTCAAAAATGAGTCCTATGACCCGCATCAAGAGCCGAGATTATGCAGTTGGGGGAAACCTCAAAGTATATGAAACGGTTTTTGAATTCTTGCAGCGAGAGTTACTCGCCAGAGAATAGTCGGAGCTGGGCAGCGGTCAGCTTCGGGACCTTGACCTTTGGCATCGGTTTAATCCCCTCGTCTGGGTGCTCTCGGCAGAACTGCCTGATAATAGACATCACTCGCTCCTCGGAGATAAAGAACTCTTGCTCGGAGAGAACCTTGATGGCATCGTCAAAGCGCAGTCGTTGCACCTCCGTCCAATAGTACCAACGGCGGCACAACGCTTCATTGCGTTTGTCGATTAACTCTTTGTTTCGTCCTCTCGGCATTTTAGGGGTGGTTTGGGGTGATAAGAATATACAAAAATAGTGGGAATCAGTGCGATTCCCACTATTTGCTTAACAGAATTAAGATTATTATGCAAAAAACTATTTACTTTTGTACAACATAAACTAAGGTTTATGTGAACAGGTGTCTTAAAAACTCCTGTTAAAATAAGATAGTTGGGGACTCTTCATCCTCAACTTGAATAAAAAAAATATTAAATATATGTTCAACTTAAATTACAAAAAGAAGGAACATGAATGTGAATTAAACATTAAAGTTGGGTCGAATAATAGTAGCCCTTCTTTTTGGCTTAAATTGTACAATTTTATTTTATCATTAGGTACAATTATAGCCTTGTGGAAGTATTTTGTATTGCCATTATTATAGGTTAGCGGCATTACAAAGGGAATGGTTCTTCTGGTCGAAAGACTACTCTTGACAGATGGAGGGGCGCAAGTGCGTCCCTCCTCTGTTTAATATCAATCTTCTACTTCTCCATTGAAGCAAGCGATAACGGGAGAGTCTGTTTCACCCCGTTCTCGTCTTTGTACTGCACCGAAATAAACTCAACAGACTCGACAGGTTTGTATGCCTGTTGGATAATATCAACAGCCTCCATCAAATCCGAGTAGCCTGACTTACGGGCAACCTCTCGGAGTTGGAGAACTCGGCTCGCTTTCAGATTACCCTTCTTATCACGAGCAAGAAGCGACATCACCATCTCGGTCAAGGCTGCCATCTCCTCATCACGAGCCATCGACTTGAAGAAGTCGTGGACCTTCTGGACTCCTACATTAACCGTATCATCCCAGCCATCGTTGGTGCGCCTACCGAGGGTAATAGATATCATACCATCTGACGAGGTGAATGAATTACTATGTCGGTCAGTTTTGGTATCATACAACTCATCTTTGAGGGCAATGATAGTATCAGCCGCTGTGAACACGGTATTCTTCTCCTCCCTCATCAACTCGCTAACCTTCTTCATACGCTCAAATGTGGTGCGTACAAACTCATCGACACTCTGCTTGTAAGCATCGATGTCATCTTGGCGTTTCTGTTTCTCGGCACGATCCTCAGCCTCAAGTTGCGCTTTCAGTTCAGCGCGTTGCTCTGCTGTAAGTTTTGTGATATCCATACTATTTATCTTTTAGTTTGTGCTTTTGTAATTCATATTGTTTCCTAACCCAATAGTATATACTTTCAAGTTGGTTGATTTTATCATCAGACTCATCGAAGTCATTTAGTAAATCGCCAAGTTCTCTAAGCTCTCGTTGTGTCATCAGCGTACGGAGTTTCAATGTAATCTATCTCTTTGATAATTGGCAAAGGCTGCCCATTGACAAACAACTGCCCGATGATGTTTTTCTCCTCTCCCATGTGCTACTTTTTAAGCTCACCCATAACACCTCGCTCGATACGCTCTTGAACACGCTCTTTGCAAGCGTCAAGGAACATTTGCAAGCCCTCTACCATCTTGGCGTTCTGCTCCGATGGGAAGCGGTTG